GACATTCTTTATGCTTCGTCATCTTCCACCTTGGCCCGTCTTAATGACGTGGCTACTGGCAATGCTCTTATTTCTGGAGGGGTCGGTGTTGCTCCGTCTTGGGGTAAAATTGGTCTTTCTACTCATGTGACGGGTACACTTGGCACGGCCAATGGCGGCACGGGTCTTACATCGTTCACTTCCGGTGGCGCTTTATATGCAACGTCTACATCTGCACTTACTACTGGCACATTGCCCGTAGCATCTGGTGGTACTGGGACAACGACATCCACGGGTACAGGTTCAGTGGTGTTGTCAAATTCGCCAACGCTTGCAACTCCAGCACTTGGGACGCCATCTGCGGCTATTCTTACCAATGCTACGGGTTTGCCGCTTACAACAGGTGTTACTGGTGTTCTTCCTGTTACCAATGGCGGAACGGGTGCTTCTACGCTTAGTGGCTATCTATTTGGTAACGGCACGGGCGCGGTTACGGCATCGGCTACCATCCCTAATGCCGGGCTAACCAATTCGTCTATTACGCTTGGAACGACATCTGTATCACTGGGTGCTACAGCGGCTACGTTGTCAGGTTTGACAACGGTTACAGTTACGCAAGACCCGGTTTCCGCGTTGCAGTTGTCCACCAAGCAGTATGTTGATGGTCAGGTTGCCTCAGTCAGCAATACCACATTCCATACTGCTGTTGGTTATGCAACCACCGCAGACCTTGGCACGGTAACATACAATAACGGCACATCTGGCGTTGGCGCTACAATTACAAACGCTGGCACACAGGCCGCATTGACGATTGACGGTTATACTTTCACCGCCACAGACGTTACAAATGCCACCCGCGTTCTGGTTAAAAACCAATCAAGTGGTCTGCAAAACGGTATTTACGTTGTCACCAACCAAGGCTCCGGTTCCACAAACTGGGTTCTTACCCGTTCCACGGACTTTAACACGGTTGGAACTGGTCCAAATTACATTGAAACGGGCGCTGCTGCATTTGTTTCTGGCGGCACAACATGGGGTTCAACCTCATGGGTTATGAACACAACTGGTACAATTACGGTTGGCTCTACCGCCCTTGTGTGGGTTCAGACATCTTCTTCCGGTAATATTACTGTATCTGCCCCAATCACTAAGACGGGCAATACAATTGGCCTAAGCACCGTTGGTATTTCGTTTGGCGGCACGGGCCAGACAACCGCATCTGCTGCGTTCAATGCCCTTTCGCCAATTACCACAACTGGCGATTTAATTATTGGAAACGGCACGAACAGTGCAACCCGTTTGGGCATTGGAACGGCTAATCAACTTCTGACATCCAACGGCACGACTGCCTCTTGGGTTAGCGGCATCAATGGCACGGTTGGCGCAACAACGCCTTCTACGGGTGCGTTTACCTATGTGACGGCCAATGGTTCGCTTGCCAGCGCATTATCTGCGGGTGCTTATAGTTACGGTACGCTTGGCTATAGCGATACGAATATCTTTGCGTCTTATACCAATAGCGTAAACACCTACAACGAAATGGTGCTTCAAAACACCAACTCTGGCAACGTGGCATCCACAAATTTCATTGTTTCCAACAACCTTGGTACGTCATCAACGTATTATGGCGAATTGGGGATGAATTCTTCAACATTTGCAGGATCGGGCGCATTTAACGCGCCTAATACTGTTTATCTTGATGCGACATCTGCTGACCTTGCCATTGGTACAACGACAAGCAATGCCATTCACTTTGTGGTAAATAACGGCGCAACGGATGCCATGACGATTGGCACAAGCGGCGCAATTACTGCGGGTGTTTGGAACGGCTCAACCATTGGTGTTGGCTACGGCGGCACTGGCACGACAACGGCATTTACCACTGGCTCTGTCGTATTTGCGGGTGCATCCGGCGTTTACAGCCAGAACAATGCCAAGTTCTTCTGGGATAACACCAATAATCGCTTGGGCATTAATACCGCTACGCCGCAGACGCAGTTGACGGTTGTTTCCAATACGCAAACGACCACGCCAACAGGTTCGCTTCCTGCCGGTACTGATTTGTATATTGTTGGCGCAAACGCCGCAAACACCCGTATTACGCAAGATGCTTATGGTACGGGGGCTTACGGTGCATATACGGCACGATCAGCCCGTGGTACGGCGGCTTCTCCAACGGCATCGCAATCAGGCGACTTCTTAGCGCAGTTTACTGCCCGTGGTTATGGCGCGACTGGATTTGCTACAGCATCTACAGGTTATCTTGCGATTACTGCTGCTGAAAACTTCACGGATACGGCACAAGGAACATACGCGTCTATCTTCACGACTGCTACAGGCGGCAACTCTGCGACTGAAGCATTTCGCTTTGGACCTGCGGGTCAGTTTGGTATTGGCGGGGCTACATACGGCACGTCCGGTCAGTTCTTAACGTCTGGTGGCGCGTCTGCCGCTCCATCTTGGACGACGGTAACGCTTGCAACCCTTGGCGGCGTTGTTCCTGTGGCCTCTGGCGGCACGAACATTACGTCCTACACAGTGGGCGATCTTCTGTACGCCTCTGCTTCTACAACGCTTTCAAAACTGGCTGACGTTGCTACCGGATCAGTTCTTGTGTCGGGCGGCGTTGGTGTTGCTCCTGCATGGTCTAATTCGCCTACGGTTACGGCTTTAACAACGGGCAGTGTCAGCAATAGCGGTAACGAGACGTTTACTGGAACTGGTGCGCGTATTCTTGGTGATTTTACCAATGCCACGATTACGAACCGCTTGGCTTTCCAGACAAGCACGACCAACAGCACGACAGGCATTTATGCTCTGCCTAACGGCACATCCACGGCTGCTTCTTGGCAAGCGACCAACGCCGCTGATCCTACCAACGCATCCAAGATTTTGATTGCGACGAACGGCTCCACGGACGTTCAGTTGGTGTCGGGTATTAACGGCACGGGTACGTATTTGCCATTGACGTTCTATACCAGCGGCGCAGAAAAAATGCGCTTGGATACGTCAGGCAATTTGGGGATTGGGACGACTTCGCCTTCTTATAAGTTAGATGTAGGATCAGGAAGCGGTCTTGTTGTTAATCGTATTAACGGCGGGGCAACCAATTCTGTTGACGGGTCCGCAACATATTATGCCAATAACGGAACTAACATTTTAGCAATAGGAAATTACAGTGCAATTGCTGGTGGAGCGTATTCTAACCAACCATATATTTATGGCGCGGTTGGCAACTTATTAACGCAATCTGCTGGCGCTTTAATATATAATACTGGTGGCAGTTCAGAACGTATGCGCATCGACTCCAGCGGCAACGTAGGTATTGGAACGACTTCGCCGGGTGCAAAACTGCAAGTGGGCGATGGTACGTCTTCTGTCCAATCATTGACCGTAGGATCAAGTTCTGGAACAGGTGGCGGCGCATACACGGCTGTAAAAAATGGCAGCACTTTTATTGCTGCATTAGGTAACTATTCAAATATTCTTGGTGGTGCGTATAGCGCATCTCCGGTTTTATATTTCAACGGAGGGCTTCAGTTTTCTGAAACTGGCACAGAGCGTATGCGCATAGACAGCAGCGGCAACGTAGGTATTGGGACTAGTTCGCCGGGGGCATATAAATTAAACGTCAACGGAAGTTTCTATCAATCTGGCGGTTATGCCTATCTTGCAGGGTTCAATTCTGCTGGCACAACATATCCAAATCAAAATATAGGATTAGCAGTTGCTAATAACTGGACAAACGGACAAGCAGAACAAGATATTTGGAACACTGCTGACCCATCAGTCTATACGAATACAGGTATTGGTTTTTACCAACTTGTAACATCTGCTTCTGCCCGTAATTTGATGTTTTTACATAATAACGGCAACGTAGGTATTGGGACGAGTTCGCCAGTTACAAAATTTAACGTATATGCTGGTAGAACAACTTTAAATGCAAACAATGAACCATACGCTTTACAATTAAATTATGGAACATCTCAAAATGGTCCATTTTTAGGTTCTCCAAGTGCTGATGCTTTTACTGTTTCTAGCAGCGGTGGCACAGAACGTATGCGTATCGACTCCTCCGGCAATCTGCTGGTGGGGACGACGACATCGCCTTCTGGCAGCGGTAATATTTCTACTTCAGGGTCTCATTTTGACAACCTTGGGAACGTCCGTAGCGCCCCAATCAATGCCAAAACATCTGCTTATACCTTACTTGCGACGGATAACGGACAAACTATATCAATCACTACTGGTGGCGTAACTGTTCCAAACTCTGTTATGTCAGCAGGTAACATTGTTACTATCTACAATAACTCAGGTAGCAGCCAAACCATTACTCAAGGCACGGGCGTAACAATGCAGTGGGCGGGACAATCCTCATCTACTACAGGTAACAGAACTCTTGGTTTGTACGGAATTTGCACAATCATCTTCATTACATCATCTAACGCGGTTATTTCTGGCGCAGGGCTGACGTAACATGACCATTATGCAGAGTTTTTTTACGACAGCGGGGAAGGTATTAGCCGCCCCCGGATCAAATTCTTATACTTCTGCCGGAAGTTATACTTGGACAGCACCTTCTAACGTATATTCTGTATCTGTCGTTGCAGTAGGCGGCGGCGGGTCTACTGTTACATCTAACGGTTCAACCGCCGTTGGCGGTGCAGGTGGTGGTGGGTTAGGATATATTAATAATTATTCCGTAACTCCCGGAAATAATTATACAGTTGTTGTTGGCGGGGCATCTGGGCAAAGTTATTTTGTTAACTCCTCAACAGTCGCTGGAAACGGTGGCGGAAACGGTTCCCTTGGCTCCAATGGTTCTGGCGGCGGTTATACTGGAACTGGCGGTGGTAATGGCGGCAGCGGCGGGGCAGCATCTGGTTGTGGAGGCGCTGGCGGCGGAGGCGCAGGGGGATATTCTGGCAACGGCGGCGGTGGCGCAAAATATGGCACTACATCCGGTTCAGGTTCTGGCGGAGGTGGCGGCGGCGGTTCAGGTCACGGCGGTGGCGGTGGCGTTGGTATTTTGGGGCAAGGATCAAATGGAAGCAACGCAGGAGGCTGTGGAGGCGCTGGTGGGGGTGGTTCTGGCGGAGGAGGAGGCACCTTCCCAACTGGCGCATGCAGTCGTAATGGTGGTGCTGGCGGCGCATATGGCGGAGGCGGGGGAGGCCCCCAAGTTAGTTCTTCTCCCAATGGTAATGCAGGAAGTGGCAGCGGTGGCGCTGTTCGTATTATGTGGCCCGGTTGTAAGCGTTCATTCCCATCTACTTGTGCGGGTAGCCCATAATGGATTTAGAACTTTATATTGAAGTTGATGAACAAGGTAATCCAGTAAATCACCCATTATTGGCAGAAAATTTACACGCCAATTATCCAGAGGGTATCCCCGATAAATATCAACCATTTAAACGGGTTTTAAAACCTTTTGATTATACAGGAAGTCCAAATGATTTCCCCACATATCAAAAAATAGATGGTATTTGGCAGGATGTTTGGGTAAACCCATAACTACAACGCATAAATAACGGGGGTTAAATGTCAGACGCTATAGAACCGTGGCACTATTTTACGTCTCCAATATACAATTTTAAAAAACCAGAATTTCTTAAATCAGCAACTGAAGTTTGCTTGGAAAAATTAAAAGAAATTAAAAAAACAACAAAAGTTAATGAAATATATCCATTATATAATACTGCGGCATTGCATACGGATGAAAGGTTAAAAGACCTTGTTGATTATACAGTGCAAATGGCTTGGAATATTTTAAATGACCAAGGATACAATATGGATTTGTATCAAATAAATATTTATGATTTTTGGTGTCAGGAGCATCATAAACATTCAAGTCATGAGAGACATATTCATAATTCTATTATTTCTGGTTTTTATTTTATAGATACTCCACCAGAAGGATGCCGTTTGGTTATCCATGAGCCACGTTCTGCAAAAGAATATGTAGGACTTATTGAACGGGATAATTCAAAGGCAACTTATGCCAGTAATATGATTAATTTTGTACCTGACCCGGGAACAATTATATTTACAAATTCATGGTTACCCCATTCATTTACTAAGAATGAATCAAAAAAACCATTTCGTATGATTCATTTTAATGTCGGTGTTATTTATTCTCCACCAATTGCAACAGTTATATAATGATAAATAAGTACGGCATCCGGTTCAACAAGTCCCGTGGTCAACCCGGTCGCGGGACGGAGGACCATGTCTGGCGGGTGTTTGAAAACGGCAAAGAGTACCTGTTTAAGCATCTGGATATACAGGTTCCCGTCAAAGATGAACGGGATGGCGGGGATTGGAATATTGTCTGCTTTGGTGTATTATCTATTGACAAGGAAACCTCCACCGCCATCATCCGGAATGCCTAATTATGAATGAGTATCAAAACCTTATAGATATAGGGGCGGCGATGGCCCTGACCGTGGCGGGATGGCTTTTGCGGGAACTTTGGGGCGCGGTAAAAGAACTACAACGGGACATCAGTAAACTGGAGGCGTCGCTTCCAAAAGAATACGTTCTTAAAGACGATTTAGATAAACGGATGGCCCATATTGAAGATATGTTCCAACGTATCTACGACAAACTTGACAATAAGGCGGACAAGCCATGAGTGTAACGACAAACCTTGCCCTTAACGAACCAGCGTATAATAGCACGTCCCCTACATGGGACCAACCGCTCAATTACAACGCTACCATTCTTGACCAGATGTATGGGAATACCACTGGCGTTTCCGTTAGCACTAGCGGGTCAACAACTTATACTAACATTACCGCACCCAGTTCTACAGCGGCGGGTTCTACGTCTCAAGCTATGCGATTTAATTTGACTGGTGCTTTGGCGGCGAATCAAAACGTACTTTTACCACAAGGCGTGGCAGGAATGTGGATTGTTAGCAATAACACTTCCGGCGCATATACGGTTTCAATTGGTTCAAATAACGGGAGTAATTCCGCCGCTGGAACTACGGTATCAGTACCTCAAGGGTATAGCAGCATTGTTTTCTGCGACGGAACTAACGTAAAATTATCGGACGATGGCATTCTTCAGGGCGGTAATATTGCAGGTAACTTAACCGTTGGCGGCAGCATTACAGCGGGTACAACTGTAAGCGATTCAATTGGTAATTTGCGAAATATTCCACAAAATTCCCAAACCACATCTTATGTATTGGTGGCTACTGACAACGGTAAATGCATCAATATAACAACGGGTGGTGTAACTGTTCCATCTGGTATCTTTAACGCGGGTCAAAATATCGTTATTTTTAATAATTCTAGTTCAAATCAAACAATTACGCAGGGAACTAGCACCACGCTTAGATTGGCTGGGACAACAAATACGGGCAATAGAACTATGCTTCCTTATGGATTGGCAACAATATTTTGTGTTGCATCCAATACATTTGTAGTTTCTGGCAGTGGCGTATATTAATGACTATTGTTGCATTAATTTCAGGAAATTCTGGACCAGATTTGCTAGTTTCACCTAGTGTTGGTGGCAATAGCACTTGGAATTTTGCATCACAAGGTAACTTTGTAATTTCCACGGCTGGCACTTACACGATAACCGTGACCAATACCTACAATAGATCGGTTAAAATGTGGGGTGGCGGGGGTGGAACTATACAAAGCGCCAATGGCGGGGGCGGCGGTTTCAGCACGGGCAACCTTTTATGGATAGCAAATTCAACTTTTGTTGTTGTTGTTGGCAGTGGCGCAAGTGGTAAAACACCGGGGTCATATGGCGGTGGTGGCACTGGGGGCGGCGGTAACGGCGTATCTGGCGGCGGTGGTGGAGGATATACTGGGTTATTTTCAAATAGCGTTTCATTTGCCAATGCAGTCGCATTAGCTGGCGGTGGTGGCGGTGTGTTTATTTACCAAGGAGGTTATACTTCCGGAGTTGGTGGCGCTGGTGGTGGCACTTCAGGGCAAGATGGAAGTTCAGATATTCATGGTGCAAGAGGATATGGCGGGACACAATCCGCAGGTGGAGCAGCAGGAACACCTTTTGATGGTCAAAACGTAAATCCAACTTCAGGTTCCGCTCTTCAAGGTGGAAATGGTGGTAGCGCCTTTAATAGTGACTGGGTAGGTGGTGGCGCGGGTGGCGGCGGATACTACGGCGGTGGCGGCGGTGCGGGGGGCGGTGCTTCATCTGGTTCTGGCGGCGGCGGTTCTGGCTACATAGGTGGATTATCAAGCGCAACTACAACAACAGGTTCTGGTAGCACACCTGCCAATTCGTCTGATTCTGACCGGGGAAGTTCTGGAAATTCACAAACGGATGGAAGGTTTATAATTGTTGCATGATTACGTACACATGGTCCTTTCCTCAATTTATAGTGAACCCAGTTTCTGAAGGCCTGACTAATGTGGTTACGGCCATTAATTGGGTATGCACGGGAACGGATGGCACTGTCACATCATCTGCATCTGGTACGGCTAATTTAGGTTCGCCAAACCCAGCAGAATTCGTTCCATATGCTGACATTACTCAAGAAATGGCCTATCAATGGGTTGCGGGTTGTATTAGTATGCCCGGCGTTGAGGCGCAAATTGCTTCACAAATTAACCTATTAAGTGAAACAACGTCACAAACCCAACAACCACCATTCTAAGAGGATTCAATGGAAAATCTTGAACTTGACCTTAAACTTACCGTTGCTCACGTTAACACTGTGCTTAAGCATCTTGGTGCTGGCGTCTATGCTGAAGTTGCTGATCTTATTAATCTCCTACATGGTCAGGCAAAGCCTCAAGTTGAAGCTGCAGCTGTTGCGCCTATTGCGGCGGAATCAGAGCCGGAAAATACACCTGCTGAATAATATGGACTAAGTATGGACCCGTTTACCCTCATCGCTGGCGCGACTGCAATCTATAATAGCATCAAGTCCGCCGTCGATGCAGGGCAGGACGTAATGGAAACTGCAGAAAAAGTGGGCAATCTTTTCAGTAAGGTTGCCCAAATTGTTACTATTGCGTCTACACCACGCAAAAAGAAAATGTTCCAAAGCCAAGCTGAATTTGAAGCTGAGGCGGTTAAGATTTACGCCGCTAAAGCTAAGGCCCAGCAGATGCAGTTAGACGTTAAAAATATGTTTGTGGGGCAGTATGGCCCTGCCGCATGGGAAGGTATTCAACGGTCAGTCATTGAGATGCGGAAGGAAGCTGCCCGTCAAGCTGCGGCTGCCTTGAAGGAACAGGAAGAAAACCGCAAGGATTTGATTATGGTTAGCAGTATTGTAGGTTTTCTGGTATTAGGCATTGGTGCGATTGGCTTATATCTTATGTTAACGGTGAAATAACATGGACATTCTTAAAACTTTTGGACCATTACTTGGTTCAGTTGCTCCTACTATTGCGACGGCTCTAGGCGGCCCAGTGGCAGGTATGGCAGTTAAAGCCATTTCCAGTGCTTTATTTGGGCATCAAGATGGAACAGAGGACGACATTATGTCGGCTTTGGCTAATCCAAATGGCGACCAATTAGCCGCTCTCAAAAAGATTGACGCAGATTTTAAGGTTCAAATGAAATCTTTGGACATTGATCTGGAGCGGATTTCTGAACAGGACCGTGATTCAGCCCGTCAAATGCAGATTGCAACGCGGGATTGGATTCCTCGTGTTTTGGCTGTTGGTGTGACAATCGGGTTCTTTGGCATCATTGCCTACATTTTACATTTTGGCCTTCCAGCTACGGGTGGTGAAGCACTTCTTATGCTTATTGGGACGCTTGGAACTGCTTGGACTGGCGTTATGGGATTTTATTTTGGCTCTTCTGCTGGTTCGAAACAAAAGACTGATGCGCTTACGGCTTCTTTGGGGAACAAACAGTGAACGGTAATTTTGAACAATGTTTAGCCCTCGTTCTTAAATCTGAAGGTGGGTATACGGATAATCCCAAAGACCCCGGCGGTCGTACAAACCTTGGCGTAACGCAAAAAGTTTGGGAATCTTGGGTAAAGCGAGATGTTACTGAAGCTGAAATGAAGGCGTTAGGGCCGCAGGACGTGGCTCCTTTGTATAAGACTAATTATTGGGATAAGATCAGTGGCGACTCACTTCCTCTTGGCATTGACTATGCCACTTTTGATATGGCTGTTAATAGTGGGGTAGGCCGTGCGGCGAAAACCCTTCAGCAGGTACTTGGTGTTGGTGCGGACGGACAAATCGGCCAAGCCACAATTAGTGCTTGTGAAGCGGCTAACGCTCGTGAAGTTGCTACGGGAGTCTGTGAAGCAAGACTAGCCTTTTTGCAAAGTTTGCCCACGTATGGTACGTTTGGCAAAGGTTGGTCAAATAGAGTTGCGGCGGTAGAAAAGGCTGCCTTTGACATGGCATCGTAGGATTAAGTTATGGCCTTAACATACTCAAGTTACGTGCAGCAAATTAGCACAATGGCCGTCATTCCGTCCAATGATACCAATTTCACGATTATTTTGCCTCAAATGATCAGCTACGCAGAATTGCGTATGCAGCGTGATTTGGATTTTCTTTCTACCCAAATTAGCACGACAGCTTATTCCTTTACCTCCAACAACAATACGTTAACTTTACCTACGTCGCAGTTTATTGTACCGCAGACGTTTGAAGTAGTTAATTCCGGTGTTTCTTCACCGCTATTGCCAGTTACTAAAGAATTTATACAGAATGTTTACGGATCAGGTTCTACGACAGGCTTACCTCAGTATTTTGCTGTTTATGGGGGCGATACTGCTACTACAGGTAATACTAGCCAATATATGATTGTGGGGCCAACGCCTGACAGTAATTACGGCACGATCATTACTGGCACTGTCCGTTCTGCGCCGCTTTCTGCCACAAACACGACAACTTACATTTCAACTTACCTGCCAGATATGTTTATCATGGCGAGTATGATTTACATCTCCGCTTTCCAACGTAACTTTGGGCGCATTAACGACGACCCACAAATGGCCCAGACCTACGAAAGCCAGTATCAGGCTTTGAAAGCCAGTGCGTTGGTTGAAGAGAATCGCAAAAAATATGAGGCTGCTGCTTGGTCGTCTTACTCACCTGCCCCCGCCGCTTCGCCAACTAGGGGTTAATCATGCCCTTTGGTACGATCAAACTCAAACCCGG